AAGAGGGGCTTCAATACAGTGAATGTTAGAAATACGATCAAGAGTCTCACGAGCAGCCCTGAAAAGGTACTGGGGAAGACCCTTGCTCTCTTTAACTTTTTCCAATTCATTGTTTAGGTAATGCTCCACGATGGTATGGTATTGAGTGCCACGCCACGATGCAGCACGGCGGACTCGCTCTGCTTCAGTATAACCTACTCTCTTCTCCCATGCAAGGATACCTGCCTTAGTATTATGACCGACAACAGTTGTAACGCTAGGCATCCAACCATCATCGGTCTTATAGAATCTTCCGTGAGGAAGAGTCCTACTCTCCAACTCTCTGAGAGGAGAAGCAGGACCCACATAATTAAAAGTCATTCACATTCCCATGTTAATTTTAGATACGAGATACTCTTTAACCAAACCAGATCTAACGATGTCTTCAATACCAAACTCAACCATGTCGAAGGATGGCATGGACTGTAGGATCTTCATGAAGTCTAGCACACCATTGCGCTCGTTGCTCTTCACTAGATCAGACTGGGTGTAGTCACCAGAGAAAATGATCTTAGAATCTTCACCAACACGAGTGATAATACTATCCAACTCATGGAAGTTAAGGTTACTAAACTCATCTACAATTATAATACACTTGTCAAGTGTAACACCACGAATGAATGAGGTAGACCAGAAAGAGACAGTCTCCTGTGCTCTAAGATTATCATACAGTGCTTCAAAAGCATTGTCATCTGGCATCTCAAACATATACTTCACCATATTCTTATAAGGAATCTGATAAAGGTTACTCTTATCCTCATGATCTCCTGGTAGGAATCCAATCTCTCTGGTAGGCACCAGTGAGCGGACCATGTATACCTTTTCGTATGGAGACTCTGGATCCAAGACTTCCCTGAGTGCAAGGTAAAGACTGATGAATGTCTTACCTGTGCCAGCAGCACCATGCAATACGAGATTCTTACCTTCAGCGTAGGAGTTGAAGATTGTTTCTTGATTGTCAGTGAGCGGATTGATATCCTTTAGGTGCTCAAGATTGATGGGTTTCTTTCTTCTCATTTGCTTTGCTGTGAGTGTCCCCAATTTCATGGAGCGACGTTGACTCTTGGATTTAGGGAGAGGACGGGTCTTGGACTTTACAGATGTTGGCATAGAGTGTTGGTTTAGGTGTAACGTGACAGGTTTGCTCTGGGATGCTGCGCTTGCATCTTCTGCATGACCTCTTTGAATCCATCGGATTGCTTTGGCTCACCATAGGTGGTGCCTGCAATTCCTGCGGACCAATCTTTATCCCAGTCGGGATTATCTTCCTTCCACTGACAATATTCTTTCATTGTCATGCGGAATTCTTTTGTTTCTCCAGTCTTGAGATTCTTTACATTGTATGTAGGCATTAGTCTATCCTCAAACAGGGTTGCAAGTCGTCCCAACCATCGGGACATCCACATTCCTCTTTGTCATCACACCAGTCAAGTGCTTTAGCAACAGTAGGAAACTGACATGCGAAGTGTCGCTTACACAACTCAGCGATGTCCATGTGCTCCTTCTGTGTGCCATTAGCACAGCGCAATTCAATATAATGGATCCATGAACGCACAGATCCTGTCATGAAAATTCTTGTGGGAGCGGCGAGGGGAAGCACAAAACGAGCGCACTCCTTTGCCACACCTTCACGAAGCAATTCATTATAAAGATCCATCCCTTCGATAAAGTATTGATGGATACGACCTTGGAGAAATGATTTCTGGTCTGCAGGCACACCGTCGATACTATTCTGACGATTCTTTGTGTCCTGTAGACGCAAGTCAGGCACCTCAATAGTATCACTCAACAGATTAGTATCTGCATAGCGTTGAGAGAACTCTTGATAGGTAAAACTACGGTGCCTCAGTATTTGAGCCGCTAGTCCTCTAGTAGTATTGATCTCAAGCGTCATGTGTGCTTGCTCAAATACAGACCAGTGTCCATGCTTGATGCAATACTTAAGTAGACCAGCAACCTCAGGGTTGTCTTGATTCTTTGGGTTGCTTACGCGAGCAACATATCCCATGTGCTTCTCAGCATCAGGGGTCACAGATACCATGCATACCTTAGAGGAATGCTGAATAGGATCAGAATAAAATTTAGTCATTCTTTGGAATCAGGATGCGAAAAATTACAAGTAGTCCCATGCTAGTCCAATACCCTAGCGCAGGCAATCCAAACAGTGCAGGAATAAACATATTCCATACAACCATTAGGACAAGGGGTGATAGAAAGAGAGTGCCTAGTCCTGCCACGATCTTCTTCCCCGTCTCAATGTTTCTCTCTTGCTCCGACAATTCCTCTTCCTTTTTCAAAGCAGCATCAACTGCTTCTTTCATGTCATTGACTTGCTGCTCAGCAGCACGTCTGGGATCAAAGTATACATGATCTTTAGTCATTTTTTGCCTTTCTGTTGCTTTTGATTTGGATCTTGCCATAGCTTAGGTGAAACTCTTCCCTCCGTTTGTTTATACCACTTCAAGTCTTTCTTGTAGCGGTCGTAATAGTGATCAAAGATATCAACATTCTTGTTGCTTGTCACGATATCATAGTGTTGTGTCCCATCAATCAAGTAGCAAACAATGAAGGACGTATAAGGCAACGTCCTATCCTCTGCTGCTTCAGGTTGACAGTCATGTTGAAGTACTTTGATCTTGCTCAAGACCTACCGCCCCACTCAACATTGGGAAAGGCTTCCTTCACTACTGCCAGAGTGATACGATACTTCTTGTGCAGAGTTTTGTTTACTGCTTTGATCAAGACTTCTGCTTCAGTTGCGTGGAGTCCTTCAAGCATTTGAATAAACATACTCTCAACCTTCATGGTAGGGAGAGTATCATCTCCTCCCTT